GTATCGAGGGGCGAAGTTATTGTTCCCCCGCAGTTGGCGCGGGTCATTGGGTATGATCGTCTAGAAAAGATAAACAATCGCGGCAAAAAAGAAACTAAACAACGTATCGAAGAGGCTGAACAAGTACAGCAGGCCGCAGAGGGTGGATTTATAGGTATGTCGCAGGGCGGTTTCGTAGACCTTCTTCGCGGAATACTGGGAATAAAAGAAGAACCAGTAGTTACCAACCCCAAGTTGCCAGCCCAAGAAGCGCCGACTGTTTCAAATGAAGGCTTTGCTTCTCCTCCGCCTACGACGGATACACGTCCTGCCGTTCCATCCACTCCTTTGCCGGAGCCAACAGAGTTTGAGAATTTAACTACTGATCTTTTACAAATTCTAGAAGATAATAAGTTTGAAGGATATGTGCCTACGGGCGATAGTAAGAATAACAGTGGCGTGACTATTGGTCGAGGTTTCGATCTTGGTCAGCATAAGCCCGGAGACTTGGAGAGAATGGGTCTTGATAATGATCTGATAGCCCGCTTCACTCCGTATCTAAACAAAAAGGGCAAAGCTGCTAGAGACGCACTGTCGTACGAAAAGTCACAGGGACGCCCTCTAAAGTTTACGGAAAAAGAAGAGGGTGTGCTGGAAGACTTGAACCTTACTGTACAGCGGGCTAAGTATGAGGATTTCGTAAACGTCATGGGCAAACTTAATAAGCCCGTTCCCCACAATGATGCTGCCCGTGCTGCTGTATTTTCAGAGTTTTACGTGGGCGCTTTTAAGACAAAGCAGAAGAAAGGCGGCGGCTTAGAGTTAACAATCCGCAAGTCTTTTATGGATGAATTAGTGAATACCGGCAATGTATATTCCGCGTTTCAAGCAGGGATTGCCGGAAAAACTAACAAAGGGTCTGCCACACGCAACAGAGCCGAAAAGACTATGAAGTGGCTAGAAGAGAACGATGGCATGGCCCACTCTTTTGATAAATATGTAGGGGGAGATGATTCGCATTACGTAGACACTCGTACGGGTGAACGTGTTCCGATTCATACAAAGCCCACGCCCCCGCCACCCCGGCGGGCAGAAAAGACGGGAATGATGGCAGACGTTACACTGCCTACGCCCAAACCTACAAGAGATTAGTCGGCTACCCGTAGTATCGGCCCCGACACAACCGGAGCGGCTACCCACAGCCAAGTGGCCCCGCAAGTGAGGTAAAACAAATGGCGAAACGAGTAAGAGGTGCCCGTGCCAATAAACCAAATGATTCTTTTGGCACGATTAACGACGAAAGCCTGTATCGCGGTAAATACCGGGAAGAGGTAAATCACGAAGATGATGATGATGAAGCTGTAGAAGCACAAGACGCGGACCCCGAAGAGGCTACTCCACAAAGTGCAACTAGTTTTGTCGATTCTAAGAAAGACACAGAACACGACTACAAGAAGCGTTATGATGACTTGAAGAAGCATTATGATACTAAAGTCGGAGAGTTTAAGGCAGAAATCGATGGTCTACGGACGGCCATGACAGAAAGGAAGGTTGACATGCCTAGTGGCGTAGAAGCCCCCAAAACAGCCGAAGAACTTGATGAATTCAAGAGAAAGTATCCGGAAGTTTTTCAAGTCGTACAGACTGTTTCTGCAATGCAGTCGGAATCTCAGTTGTCCGAACTTCGTGAAGAATTAGGTACAATCAAAGAGCGGGAGAAGAACCTTGAAAAGCAGAGCGCCTATCAAGAACTTCTTGGCTATCACCCCGACTTTGACACTCTAAAGCAAGAGGAAAAGTTTGTCTCTTGGCTAGAAGAGCAGCCTTCGTCGATAGCTGACGGTATCTACAAGAACAACACAGATGCCAAGTTAGCGGCACGAGTGATAGACCTTTACAAGGCCGACATAGGCCAAACAAAGAAGAAATCCAGTAAGTCCGCCTCTGCGGCAGAGTCCGTAACAAAGCCCGCAGCGCGGGAAGTTGCGACTGCAGGCAAAGACGGACGCATGTGGAAAGCTTCAGAAATCGGCAAGATGAAACCGTGGGAGTTTGAAAAGCTTGAAGCTGAACTCGATACGGCTCGTACAGAAGGCCGAATAGACTACAACTCTTAATCCTCAAGGAAGGAATGACTAATGGCTTTTAATAGCGTGTCAGGTCACAATAACCTGCCTTCCGGTAACTTTACACCGGAAATATTTAGCCAAAAAGTTCTCAAATTCTTCCGTCGTGCTTCGGTTGCAGAAGATATTACGAATACCGACTACGCTGGCGAAATTGAGAACTTTGGCGATACAGTACGTATCATTAAAGAACCAACCATTACCGTATCTAGCTACTCACGTGGCGCGGTTGTGAACCCGCAAGACCTTGCTGACGATCAGATCACTATGGTGGTCGATCAAGCGAATGCTTTTGCGTTTAAGATTGACGACATTGAAGAGCGTCAGTCGCACGTCAACTTCGAAGCCCTTGCTACTTCTTCGGGTGCATACTCGCTGAAGCGTAAGTATGACGGCAATATCCTCACCGCGATGTTCGACGGTGCGGGTATCTCTTCAGAGTCTAGCCCATCTGTACAGCAAGTCACTGGACTGGGTACAGTTGGTTCGCCTCTGACTTCGCAAACTGGCGACAACCTCGTCAACATCATGCTCAAAATGGGTCGTGCCCTTGATGATCAGTCGGTTCCGGAAGAGAACCGTTGGTTCGTCGCTGCACCGGCTTTCTACGAGACACTGTTTGGCGCAGGTGCCAAGTTCGCAGAAGTACAGGTCACTGGTGACGGCACTTCGCCGCTGCGTAATGGCCTCGTCATGCAGGGCAACATTGCTGGTTTTGCTTGCTACAAGTCAACCGCAATGAACGCTGCTGGCACTGATACTGTGGACGTAACTGGTCTTGGTGCAGGTGAATTCCCTGTGCTTGCTGGTCACATGTCCTCAACTGCAACTGCTTCGCACATTGCGAAGACTGAAGTTGTACGTTCGACTGAAACCTTTAGCGATATCGTTCGCGGACTCCACGTATTTGGCCGTAAGGTCATGCGTCCGGAATCCCTCGTTCGTTCCGTTATCACACTGTAAGGGAGGCATAGATGGCTACTTATACCGTAACTGGCGCTGTCGCAGGCGTCCCTCTTGGCATTAAGCCGCAGATCGTGGAAGTCGTTCTTGACTTCTCGTCTACTAGCCTCACTACTTCGGACTCCGTTGAGGTTTTCGAAATGAAGGCAAACACTCTCGTCCTCATGGCGGGTGTGGAAGTCCTCACTGTAGCATCGACTGGTTCGCCTGTCCTTGACCTTGGTGATGACGCAGACGACGATCTCTACGTTGCTGCTCTTGACGGCACTGCTGCCGGTCACGAGATCAACAACGCAGCCGGTACTGCAAAGCTGTACACCGCTGCCGACACTATCGATCTGATTGCCAATTCGGCAACCTTCGACGGTAAGGTACGCGTGTTCGCAGTGATTGCAGAAATGGGCACTGCTGAGACAGCGGCTACGTTCGCTTAACAAACTTGTCAGGGGGGTGTGTTGCCCCCTTGACACTCTTTTAACTGCATGCTATAAGCAGGAACCCCTGCCGGGAAAGTAACAGGAGTCCTGCATGAATTACATCACTAGCAATGTGCCCTATTTTAAAGCGTGGGTACGCAGAGAGTACACGACCAATCACGACAGATATCATGGTGAATTTTTACACGCTATGGTGATTGGTGTAACAACGCTGCCGATGCGAACAATGTCTTTTCAAGTATTGTTCACGGGATGCGAAGAAGAAGATAATGTACATGGCGGAGCAATGTGGGCACGAATGCCACTCACCGCTTTAGTTGGGGACACACCCTTAGATGACTGGCCAAAACCTTTACCTACTTATTTGGCACAGCCGTGGGACTGTCAGTCACATCACCACGCAGTATACGTCCTCGACAGGGCCACACCAAGTCCGTGGCTTGCAAAGATTGATGGGGAGTTCTACCCCGCAAAGTATTACTTCACCGTTGACTACACCGGAACAGAAGTAGCCGACGATCCTGCACAGCACAAACAGAGTCATGTGCTTGAATTACTCGACGCAGGAGAATACACGGGCAATATAGTGGCCCTTCCGAATAACCGGGTACGGGTCACAAACCCTGCTTGGTTCGTAACGGGTGACGGTCCGCCGGACTTTACACCTAGTCAGTGGGTACACCACTCTAAACAAGACCCTAACTATGTAAGTGATACGTCTAGGGTATTCGACAATCTTTACGCGGAGAGCGATTATGAAGAAGATGATGAAGAGTAAAGGCATGGCTCGTGGCGGACGCATGAAGTCGAAGGGCATGGCTAAAGGTGGTCGTATGGCTATGAAGTCAAAAGGCTACGCAAAAGGCGGCAAGACTATGAAGTCAAAGGGTGCAGCAAAGGGTGGTAAGAAGCCTGCAATGACCCTCGCACAGATTCGTGCTGCTGCGAAAGCAAAAGGCTATAAAATCGTAAAGGCGTAACTATGGCCCGCAAACAGGACAAAATGCCCGCCCGCAACAAAAAGAACTTTCGGCCTACGAAAGCAGGGGCGGGTATGACTAAGGCCGGGGTGGCAGCGTATCGTCGCAAGAACCCCGGTTCTAAGTTGAAGACGGCAGTGACAGGGAAAGTGAAACCCGGCAGTGCAGCAGCAAAGCGTCGTAAGTCGTTCTGTGCGCGTTCTGCAGGGCAGATGAAAAAGTTCCCGAAGGCAGCAAAAGACCCGAATAGCCGTCTTCGTCAAGCACGGAAGAGGTGGAAATGCTAAATCTACTGATTGGTCCGATCTCTCAGCTAGCCGGTACATGGCTAGAGGG